CTAATCATACCTATATAATAAATGATGCAGGACACTTAGTTGGTTACATCAAAACAGGAACAAAGGAAGAAATTATTTTCAGTAAGCCTTTCAAACAGTTTGAAAAAACACGAAGAAAGTTTGTGGAGTTAAAGAACAGGAAAGTTGCGTGAAAGAAACCTATGAATTTCGTATGCAGTTGCCTATTGTGCAAAGGCCTATCTCTGCTGATTTAGATGAACTAGCAGATATCATTACTCAACAGGGTGATGTGCAACAACACAATACGAATGTAAAAGCTTCTATGACTGAATGGGATTTAAACTCTAAACACTTTCGGATAGAAAATATTTGCAATCAAGCAATTGAAGTTGCAAAGTCTATTCATCCTAAATCTTTTAATGTCCTCGATCTTTATACTAGACGCTGTTGGGGTGCGTCCTATACAAAAAGTGAATATGCCAAAGAACATAATCATACACCAAATCTGTATAGCTGGTGTTACTATGTTCGTATGCCTGATGGAGCTTCTCCATTAATATTCCCCGAAGCACAACAAATAATATATCCAAACGAAGGCGACCTTATTTTATTCTCAGGTCTTGTTCGTCATTACGTTCCTCCAAACAAAAGTGTAGAACCACGCATCATGTTGGCAGGAAACATTTCAGTTCGATCTCCAATGCTGGTTTAGCTTAATTTGGTAAAGTTTCTTTCAGGCGAGGTTCGAGTCCTCTAACCGGCACCTTTTTTTATTATGAACTTTCCTTATAAATACATGTAAGGAGTTTATTCATGTCTGAAAATTACTTTATGGGTCTTGACGGATTCGTATGGTTTACTGGTGTTGTTGAAGATAGAAACGATCCAGATAAACTTGGTCGTGTTCGTGTTCGTTGTCTTGGATTTCATACAGAGGATCTAGTTGATATACCAACCGCAGATTTGCCGTGGGCAACTGTTATGCATCCTGTTACAAATCCCTCTATGCAAGGATTGGGGCAAACACCATCTTTTTTAGTTGAGGGAACATGGGTTGTAGGTTTCTTTACTGATGCAAAAGAAAAACAACAACCCATTATCATGGGTACATTGCCAGGCAAGCCTTCTACTGCTCCTGATGAGAGAAAAGGTTTTTCTGATCCCAATAAAATTTATCCTTCTACGGCACTTCCTACTTCTGGTCATGGTACAGACAAAGATGAAAATAATTATGACACAGAAACTAAGTTCTTTGAGCCTGATACAAATAGGCTCGCACGAAATGATGTTGATGCAGAGAACGTAGCAACAACTCCTCATAACATAATTGCATTAAAAGAAGATGCACGAACTAAAAACATACCAATCGCAAACACAACCGATGATGAAACAGATTCCAAACAACAGGAATATGATGAACCAAGATCAACTTATGCAGCAGTATATCCAAAGAACCACGTTTTTGAAACTGAGTCTGGTCACATCAAAGAGTATGATGATACAAAAGGTGCTGAACGGATACACGAATATCACAAGAGTGGCACATTCACAGAGATTGATGCAGACGGAAACAAAGTAACCAGAGTGGTTGGAGATAACTATGAGATAGTTGCTGGTAATAACTTCTGTAATATTAAAGGTGATGTTAATCTTACTATTGACTCAAACTGTAAAACGTATATCAAAGGTGATTGGGATATTCAAGTTGACGGCAACAAGAATGAAGTTGTTAAGAAGAATGTTACAGAAACATACGGAACAGATAATGTTGAACATTCACATATTGTAAGTATCACTGGTAAACGAGCAGAGACAGTATCAAATACTGTTACTGAAACATATCAGGATACAAAGACGGAAACTGTTACAGGTGCAGTATTGGAAACATATAAAGATGCAAAGACGGAAACTGTTACAGGTGCAGTATTGGAAACATATAAATCAAATCAAACAACAAACATTACAGGTACACTAGACTTAGATGCCTCTACGGAAGTGGACATCGATGCTGGTGTAATTAATTTGAACTAGGAGATGTTATGCCAGCAGTTACAAGAGTTGGATTAGACAGTCATGTAGGTCATGCAAGTCCTACACCAAACCCATTCCATAGAACTCCATATACATCTGGTTCGTCAAATGTAAATACCAATGGAGCTGCAACAGTTCGTATTGGAGATATTACAGGATGTGGAGATCCAGCAACAGGTGGAAGTGGAACAGTATTTGTAAATGGTATTGGTGTTCACAGACAAGGTGACGGAACAGGTGGACATGGAAGTTGGGTGTCGAATGTATCTGCATCTGGTTCACCAAATGTGATAGCAGGTGGATAAATGGCGAAACCAGATTATGCAACACTACTTCCATTGATTGCAGCGGAGACTGATCCAACCGCCAAGGCTGCACTAGAGGCACAGTGTTATGTTTTCAATGAGGTGCTCACCGCAGATGAGGAAAATTTGTTTGGATATGTAAATAATAACTACCTATTGCTAAATCCAGGCCAAGAGGATAATAGTTTCAAAAGTTATGTGGGAGTATACTATAGCGACACAGGAGAAATAACATGACGTTGACTAAAAGATCAACAAAGGGTTCTGCACTTACCTTTGATGAGTTAGATGGCAACTTTACACATCTAGGAGGCGATGGAACATATCAATTTCCTGCAACTGACGGCACAGCAAATGAAGTATTACAAACAGATGGTAACGGCAACTTAACTTTTCAAAGTGCTGGGATTACAGAAGTTGACCAATGGAGAACAACAACAGATACTACTTATAACAATACTAACATTGTTTCTTCAAATTGGGAAAGAACAGACAGTGACTTTTGGAATGATGATTATATTGGTACTGGTTTAACTGAAGCTAGTGGAGTTTTTACAATTCCAACTACAGGAAAGTATTTATTAACATTTAATTTTAGAGGTTATCACCCAACTGTAACATTTGCATTTATGAATATTATTCCTGAATATGATGATGGTAATGGATATTCAAGTATGGCTAGTGTAGCTACAGAAAATTATAATGGCGGAGCAACTGCACCACAGAATTTAAGTTCTTCTTTATTAATAAATGCAGCAGACAGTAACAGAAAATTTAGATTTCAAATTCAAATGGATAATAATGGATATAGGATTCAAGGTAATACAGCTTTTAACGAAACAGGTTTTCAGATTATGAGATTAGGAGACTCAGTATAATGAGAGATTATTTTCAAGAAGCATTACATACTTTTAATGGTGGTAATTGGTACAACTGGAAAAAGATTGACGACAATGGAAATAAAATTTCAAACTCTGAACGTATGCAATATCAACACATTAAAATTATTAAAGCTGGTGCAACTATGCCAACAGAAGCAGAAATAAATGCAAAAATACAAGAAATAAAAGATAATGACGCAAGTGTTGTTACTAAAAAAGAATCTGGCAAACAAAAACTTTTAGACTTGGGATTAACCGAAGACGAAGTTAAAGCACTAATAGGTATTTAATAACTTCTGGTATTTCTAATGTTTTTGTTGGTGGTTAGTGTTATAAATAGTATATAAACTAGGGGTTCTTACAGATGGCGCAGTTTGATGCAGCAACAACTAACAATAGCAAACGTAGTTCTAGAATATATTCAGACATAGATTTATTTTTTGGAAAAAAAACTTCCAATGATGATATTCAAAGTATTACTGATATTAAAGCTGTTAAGCGTTCTGTTCGTAATCTGGTATTAACGAATCATTATGAAAGACCATTCCACCCAGAGATTGGTTCTGGTGTTCGGGATATGTTGTTTGAAAACATGACTCCAATTACAGCACAGATACTTTCAAGAAAAATTGAAGATGTAATTAATAACTTTGAACCAAGAGTAAGATTAGTAGGAATTACAGCAAACCCAAACTTGGATAAAAACTCATACGAAGTTTCGATAGAATTTTATGTCGTTAATGCTCCCACAGAATTAGTTGACTTATCCATAATGTTAGAGAGATTACGATAATGGCAGTAAACGACAAAAGACTTAGAGTTACAGAACTTGATTTTGATGATATTAAAGACAACCTAAAAACTTTTCTAAAAGCACAGAACCAATTTAGCGACTATGACTTTGAAGGTTCTGGTATGAGTGTTCTTTTAGATACGCTTGCATACAACACACACTACATGGCTTACAATGCTAACATGGTTGCAAACGAAATGTTTTTGGATAGTGCATCTCTACGATCAAGTGTTGTTTCACACGCAAAGAAATTAGGATACGAAGTTTCATCATGTCGAGCTCCTAAAGCGACAGTTAATATATCTCTTGCAACAAATCTACCATCAAGAACAATGCCAGCAGGCACAACATTTACAACAACAGTAAATGGTACAAATTATAACTTTGTTACAACCTCTGACATAACATCAAACAATTCTGGTTCTAGTGTAAACTTTGATGGCACTTCAATTTATGAAGGAACTTGGATTACATCAAAATATCTAGTAGATAGTTCTGACGAAGAACAAAGATTTATTATTGATGATGCAAGAGCAGACACAACAACACTTATCGTAAAGGTACAAACATCTGCAAGTGATACCTTTACTAGAACATATACTAAAGCAACTGATATTTCTGAACTTACTGATGCAAGTACAGTATACTTTTTACAGGAAGTAGAAACAGGAAAGTTTGAAGTATACTTTGGTGATGGTGTTTTAAGTCAAGCAGTGTCTGATGGTAACATTGTTTCTTTACAATATGTTGTTACAAACAAATCTGAAGCAAATGGAGCAAGAACGTTTAGTTCTCCCTCTGCTATTAATGGTATAACAGATATTACTATAACAACAGTAGGTATTGCAACTGGTGGTGCAGAACCAGAATCAATAGCTTCTGTTAAATTAAATGCACCTTTAGATTACGCAGCACAAGGTCGTGCAGTTACAACAAATGATTACAAGATATTTGTAAGAAAACTTTTTGCAAATACTCAATCAGTTTCTGTTTGGGGTGGGGAAGATGGAAGTTTTGATTCAAGTACAGGTGTAAGTTCTACACCAGAGTATGGTAAGGTTTTCATTTCGATAAAGTCTACTACTGGAAATAATTTAACTGATGTACAGAAATCAAATTTAGTTACTGAATTATCTCCATACAAAGTAAGTTCTCTTACTCCTGTAATCGTTGACGCAGAAACAACCTTTGTTATTTTAAATACAACAGTTCAGTATGATTCAAGTGCAACCACTATTTCATCTTACAATACATCAGACCTACAAACTTTTAATGCACCATTCAGACATTCAAAGTTATTAGGACTCATTGATAATACAGACAGTTCTATTTTGAATAATACAACAACAGTTATCATGGCCAAATATATTGTACCAACATTAAACACCTCGACTTCTTACATCTTAAATTTTAATAATGCATTTTATTATCCACACGAAGGACACAACAAAGATAGTGGTGGTATCATTTCTTCAACAGGATTCTCAATGAGTTCTATTGATTCAACAAAAGAATATTTTTTAGATGATGATGGTTCTGGTAATATCAGAATATATTATTTAGTTTCTGGTACAAGAGTTTATTATAGTCTTAATGCTGGAACAATAGATTATACAAACGGAAAAATAACACTAGACGCAATTATGATTTCTGCTGTGTCTAATGTTGATGGTGCGGTTTCTACACAAATTCGCGTTACTGTAATTCCAAACTCATATGATATTATTCCTGTAAGAAATCAAATTCTTGAACTTGATACTTTAAACTCTACAGTTGTTGCTGGAGTTGATGCTACTGCCTCAACTGGTATTGGTTATACAACAACTACTACAGGCGGAATAACAACGACAACAGTGACTTCAACGTCATCTACATCGTCACCATCGGCGTACTAATAAATGTCAAAGAATATTTCAAAATTTACTACGAAGATTTCTCCTCTTATTGAAGGACAAGTACCTGACTTCGTTCAATCAGACCATCCAGTATTTGTAGATTTTGTAAAAGATTATTTTCAATTTTTAGAAGCAGGCAGATTAACTCTTACTGCCAATATAGACTATATTTCACAAGAAACAAATAGTGTTTCATATATTTTAGAAGAAACTGGTGATAGGATTGTTACTGAACTTGGAGCTGGTACTCTAGGTCATTTTGTAGCTGGTGAAACTATTACTGGTGGTACTTCAAAAGTAACCGCAAAAGTTCTGGTTGATGATTCTAGAAACTCGTATCTTTATGTCACAGGACAACAAAAATTTATAACTGGTGAAACAGTAACAGGTGGAACATCTGGTTCTAATGGTACTGTTGATTCGTATCAAGCAAACCCAATTCAAAGTATCCAACAGATGTTGGAATATGCAAACGTGGATAATACTCTTTACGAGTTCTTGGATAATATGCGTGATGAGTTTATGCAAGCAATTCCTGAGACTCTTGCGTCTGGTGTTAATAAAAGAAATCTAATTAAAAACATTAAAGACCTCTATTCTGCCAAAGGAACATCAGAGGGTCACAAACTCTTTATGCGTATGTTGTTAGGTGAAGACTCTGAAATTTTCTATCCTAACATTTATGTAATGAAACCTTCTGCTGGTATCTGGCAATC